ATAGGCAATTTCTAAGTGCTTAGGCCAGTAAGCCACGTACTTATAGTAACCTGCAGAATTAAACCTACCTGGTACGTTTTCTAAGTTAGGTATACTCTTCTCAAATAAGATAGAGTCCATTAAAGGTTTAATAACAGTATAAGCTTTTTGAAGGCCCTTCTTATTCATTAAATTCCTCACTCAGTACAGGTTCCTCGTAACACTCACAATTAGGATGTACCGGAATATCTGAAAACTCACCTTTAGGATAAAAAGTACCATCTAAAGATTGACACTCCTCACAAGGATTACCGCCGCCTACGCGGTGGGTTATTCCAACAATCCAATCTTTCGTCGCAAAATATCTATGTTGCCCTTCTACATAGGCCCGTGAAAGTTCTGTTCTCGCTAAACGAAGGGCATTAGCCGAAACGTCAATATAAACACCTTTACCCGGATGTAAGATACTCTTTGTAGTTTTATCTACGTTTTTAACACCCAATATACCTTCTATGCTCTTAGCTAACGTTGTTACCTTTTCCCCGGTCACAATTGCTGAGCCTATTCTACGTAATAGTTGTTTCTGCCCTTCCCAAGTAACATTCCATATCTCTTGAGACAAAGTTAAGCCTTGAGGCCTTAAGCGTACAAGATAGTCTAATGCATCCGTGTTCAATGAGGCCCAAGTGCTAGCAGCCAGCCTTTCTAGCTTAGGATTAAACTTATACACAAGACCGTCTCGTCCAATATAAGAACTCCCTACATGCGCATCATCGCCCACAATAGGGTATAAAGTCGAGATACCGCCCTTTATTGCTGCATTGACTGCTTCATTAGCACCTTTTGCTATATAAGTGTTAAGGTACTTATACAAAGCGGTCATTTCCTTTTCTACGGCTGCATTCAAGTATTGCAAACGCAAATATGAAATAGTACCTTCATCAGACGCCTTAAGTAAGGCACTCTTGAGGCGATGTGACGCATCTTCAAGCATTGCAAGTAAAGAACGGGTCTGTTCAGCGTTGTAAGCTCCCCACTGCAGTCTAGCTGCGTCATTAGCTTTTCGTATTTGTTGTTTTACAGTTAAACTCATTATTCAGTCTTATTCTCGGGATCTTTATCGGCAGTTTCTTTCTTCTGAGCAGAGAGTTTTTCTTCGCGTTCTGCTCTTATAGACGTCTCTAAAACTCTATCTTTCTGCACGACTACATAGTCATTGCCTAGTTTTGCAGTTAAACCGGCATCACTATCCCAGCCATATAAACTATGTATTGCATAAGCTTGTGCTTCCTTCAGTACATCTCTATGTATCAGAGCTTCGAAGGTTACTTTACAGCTATGGTCAGTAATCGTAGTTTCTTTCTTTACTTCACGCTTCTCAGTAGCTGCATCGAAGATAACTGTTGTTTTTTTTGTTTTAGCAGGTATATGGTCATTTTCTATACCATAACGAATGATTTTACGGTATAAAGCTTGTATAGGTTTACTAAAGAAATCCTGATAAGACTGGAACATACGTACCATAGGTGACTCGGATACCATCGAAGAAGAGTAATTAGCATTACTTGCATCGCCTCTGACAATATACTCAGTCAAACCCGTACCCTTAGCTAGCATTAAGTCAATCGCCCGGCCGTCATCCACAGTATCTTGAGCCTTGATATCAGGATTCAAAAACTCATACTCGATGTTAGCGGTGGATAATAACACTCCGCCTCGTTTAGGAAGCTCTTTGGGCAGGTCACCGCCGGTGGCAGTAGCTCTTGCAGCTGCTTCTGGTGAGGCAGAGTCACTAAACTTGTCCTTTAGCTGCGAAGGGCTCCCTGCTCCGGTAACTTTCATGATAAGGTTAAACATGGTACGCATACGATTAAGAGATATCCTATCCTCAAGCCAATCGTGATACTTGACCATATATTCGGCGATACCCACTAAGAAGGATATGCCTCTTTTTACATTACTATCTACTAAAATCTTAGTGTGTATTATCTCAGAAGCTTCTATTACTGTGCGCTGGTTAGCAGCTTTACTATTAGGATCAGTTCTTATGTAGTTTAAGATCTCTTCTACATCGTCTGAATTTGTGTGGATACCGAAAGTATACGTGCCGTCAGGGTCTTTAATCTCACCTGGTTCTACAAAACGTACAAGAGGTACAGGCTTGAGTACAGGTATATCATTATAGTATGATATACCCTTTGTACTCAAGTTTACGGAGGAGGAAGAAGGTTCAAACACTCGAAGGAAAGATTCGCCTTTGAGCAAAGTCCGCCGCACCCATTCCTTAATACGCAAGTCCATACCGTTTACTTCGTAGAAAGACTTCCAATAGGCATTTACGGCGGGATCAGGGTCGTTAGGTACTATAGCAGCATCTTTGCCGATGATGAAGTTAACCATAGTATCAATAACGCCCCGAGCGCTAGGATTACCATAATACAACTTGTCCACCTGCTGTTGCATAACACCCAAGCTAGACTCACTATACAACCCGTCTTTAGCAGGTAGTAGGTTAGTCCACTCTGATTCATCTATATCGCGAGCAAAGGAAGGAATACTTTCCATAAGCTGCGTCAACTGTTTAAGACGCGCTACATCCAGCATGCCTTGTTGCTCTTGTAACTCTTTTAATAGCTTGTCATTCATTATATCACCCGTAAGAACCCACTAAAACTACTGAGGCTGGTTCAGCTGCATCACTACCGAGGTAGTATCTTTCAGCATCCATTAAATGGTCTTTGAAAGGTACTACCTCATCTAGAGTTTCACCAAACTTATCTTCTTTCCATTTATACGTTTGTTTCTCTGCTACTATATTTGTGCTCGACGCTAGTATTCTAATATCTCGCCGCTTAACTCTGTCAATACCTACCTTCACGCTATCCCGCCCTTTAATACAAGGATGCACATTAAAACCTGCATTAAAGATCTCTTCTATACGAGCAGGCTCCGCACAGTCTGCTACAATTTTCCGCGCACGATACTGCGGTGGGATTAAGGTTTTTAGCCTATCAATAAGCTGCCCGTTGGTTAGTTTACGCTCATATATGAGTTCCCGCTCATATACAATGGTATCATACTCAAGTATCTCAATTAGGGCTGTCGGAGCGTTATACCCAAAGTCGAGCCCGTAACCCACGTTATCATACCGCTTAGGCCACTTGTGTATCACTCTCCAGTTCGTGTAAATGATATTACCTGGAGCTGCCCATTCGCCTTTACGATAGATAAGATAATAAGTACGGTCATGTTTAACCAAGCTATCTAAGAGTTTCCTATCCTCCGCCGATAAGAAAACGTTATCCTCATAAGTGCTGTGTAAAACAGCACAATCAGGAGGCGGATTTGACGTCATAGGCTTTAAAAAAGATCTTACGTCTACCGGGTTAAACGATAAGTATATTTGATTGAAACAACCTGGATTATCATTTTGGGCTCTTGCACGAATGTTCAACTGCAAGTACTCAAGTTTAGTAATCTCGGTTGCTTCCTCTATCCATACATAGTTGATACCTTCAATCGATTTTACTTTCTCGACGTCATCTAAACCACGAAAGAGTATGAAGTTGTTGCTGTCAGGAAACCGAATACGCATTTCTGTTTTGTTCAGTATATACGGTAACTTGTAGGTATCAAGTATACTAAGGATAAGGGCGAACGCACTCGACCGTAAAGCTGGTAGGGTGGCCCGAATAACCAGTATACCTATATTCTTTTCTTTATAGAACTTTTCAAGGAGCAAGTGTTGCGCTACAGACCACGATTTACCACTACCAGCACCTCCATAGGAGATAATTGTACGCACGGCCTTGTTTTTCAATAAAAACTCGTAATGCCTTTTATTCACTTTTACATTTTTAGGTGATATCATTTTTTAAGCATCCGAGTTATTACTCTTGGATAGCGACAACATCAGGCGGTGCTTGTTTATCGACCATCACGATGTTTATCTGTATCTTACCACTACCTTCGCCATCAGCGTCATCATTCAATGATACTTGCTTCGGTGTAAGGGGTAGTACTATCTGCCTAAAAAATGTATAAGGGTCTTCTTCAAAAGCTTCCTGCATAACTTCGCGGAAAGTTTGTATATTCTCTACATCACCCATAATAGTATCAATAACACTAATTGCTGCTTTTCTTCCTGTCGCCTTACTTATCGAAGCACTCAAAGCCTTATGAGCTAGGTCGACTGTGGTACCTTTATCAATAGCGGTACTAGCGAGTACCTGAGGGTTTTCTTGTCCATTTGTCGATTCATCATCATTGCTCATAAGGCTTTAAATACCCCTGCATTCTCTGGATCTAATCTCAAGTCATCATACACCTCACTGGGAAATAAATCAGGACGTGCTGGACGCACTCCCGCTGTAGTAAGCAGTGCAACGACTTCATGAATGGTTAGAGCTGCACGTGTGGTATCGTGACACGTGCCTAAGCTCCAACCTGGCAAGCGAAGCCCTGCATATAAGGCGGTACGCAGTATAACAATAAAGTCTTGCATAGCGATACCATTGCCGAAGGTCCATATGTCGTCGTATACCTGGCCCTCGAATCTATGATGGTATGCGTATGCATGATCGCATCTCTTATGTATCTTCATTTGCGGCATTGCTATATCAGTTGGGTTTGTTTTGATACCCCTAATAATAGCAGCTGAAATACATGAGTGAATTTCTACTTTAGGAAATAGGTCAGCTATCCATCTTGAGAAGTAAACGACCGGAGTAACGTTCGTCGCTCTTTGTTTCTTTGCATAAGATGAATCAATATGTGTGGTACTACCTGCCGCGTGATGTTCCTTTAAGGAAGGTGTCGAGCCCGGCACTGCGGTGGCTTTAGGAAATGCAGTTTTAGATAAGGGACGGCGTCCTCTTTTCTTGTTCGCGTAAATCGATGCCGATGCCATTGCCATTATAAACGGTGTCCTTACTTACTTAATTACTTAATTTGAGATGTATTATAGTGCATTATATTATAGTATAGTTTTGTTGTTTTGATAACTCATTTATATACTTATTATATAAGATAGTTTTAAAATAGCAACAAGAAAATAAAGATATGCGGAAATTGGAGCTGATCTTTTAAAAATGTGTATTATAGTGTAGTGCAGAAAATACCGAATATGCGTTTGTTTTTTTGTCCTACATTGTATTACAGCGCGTTAACTACTTATAAAATAACGAGTTAACGCAAAAAAAATTTGTTGTATTACAAAAATAAAATTACTAATAAAGGATATATATATATAGTGTAAAGTAAAACGATAACGATCGTAACGATCACTATACTGCGTAGAGTGCAATGGGATCAAGATCTATTAGTTAATTTATATATAATAACATATTATTAAATTATATAATTGTATTATATATATATATATATATTATAAAGTATTGTAAAATAACGAGTTATAGCTTGTATTATAGTGTAGTACAAAAAAACAAGTGTTTTTTGTATTATAGATTCCCTTAGGAGGAAATAGTATTTCTTGCTCAGGGTGTTAAAGATCAGTATATATTGGAAGAGGTGAATAGTATTAGGATGTACTACATGTGAATTAGAGGTTCATAAATATAGTGCCGGATAGTAGTGTACACTAAAGACCTTGATTGTAGAGAATAAAGAAAGAAGATATTCTGCAGCTTTATAGCTTCAGACGATAGATACAGAATATATATAGATATATAGATAGTATAGACATAAAGAACATATCAATAGATAAAGACGATATAGATATAAAGACGGTAGATACAGATAATAGGAAGTAAGATTATAATGATGTAAAATAATAAAAGACCTTCAATACATACAGACGTACTAGATAGACTATATAGACAATATAAACATTAAAGACGTACTAGGTAGGTTAGGGTAGGGTAGTTGTTAAAGACGTACTAGATAGACAATAGTATCTTCTTACATCCTAGATAAGACGTACTAGATAGACAATAGTATCTTTCTGGTAAACAAGCCAAAGAAGGGCTGGATAGTGAGCTTTCTCTTAATAACGTCTGTCCTCCCTATCTAATATATTATTAGAGAGTATTATATTAAGAATGTACTTACTTACTTAATATAATACTTTCTTACGTAAAATAAATCTCAGATTTTTTTTTATTTTCTTATTGATTTATATTTTTTATTTGTTATAATATATATAGTAAGAAGTTAAAAATTTAATATTTTAATAGTTTAAGAAAGGAAGTATTTAAGATGAAAAACAACAACTACAATATTAAACAGATTGAAGAGAGGTTAACTGAAGATTTTAAAATATTCATTGACTATAATATAGAGACGTCACGTCTTTTATATACCAAAGAAAGATTGGATGATTTTGTTAAAGAGATGCTTTGGCAAGTATGTGAGGAAAAAGACAACGTCTATCTTAAACAGGAAGAATTAGAATATTTGAATAGTTTAGTAAAAGGTCTTCTTCAAAGACTTTGTAGAGATTTATACCTTCTATCTTTACTATAGAGTATATTTAGTAAGAAAGAAATCGTTTCCTTCTACTAATAAACATTTCAACATCTTTTAAGGAGTATTGTCATGACAACAGAAAAAACAGCAACAAAAACAAATCATTTCACAGTAACAATCGCTAAACCAAATGAAGAAACTTACAAAGAAGTTAGGGAATTATGTACTAATTTAGGTTGTCCTGTTAAAGAGTTAGTTTGGTACTCTCTCAACTTAGTCTTGAAAGATAAATCACTCCAGCCAAAATCTTTTGGATTGCAAAGGTAAACATCCTCTTTAGAGAAAGAAGGTATAAGATAGCGTCTATCTTATATCTTCCTTTCTAATCTTATTTGAGACGTCTTCTACTTGGAATGTCTTTATCAATATATTTGAATAAATAAGATTAGAAAAGAAGATATAATAGATGAACAACGTAATTCATTTATATATATATCTATGTCTACGATGTCTACGATGTCTACGATGTCTACGATGTCTACCGTGTTTAAAAGAAAGAAAGAAGGTAATGCTATGGAAAGTAACAAAGTAGTAGTAGTAAGTAAACGTTTACAGCGGTTAACAAATATAGCGAGGCGAAGTCTGCGTATGTCTACGCTAAGGACACGACGCGATGACTCACTTGACTTTTATGCTTTGTGTGTATGGAATGTTAAGGAAGCTTTAATCGCAGCTTTTGAAGCAGGTATTGCTGACACAAAAGAGACTCTTTATGCTAATCTTTTAGAAGATGTCTTCACAGCCTATGAGGAAGCAGACGATAATATGATGTGCCACGACAACTTAATGAACATCAAAGAACGCTTTAATAAGCTTAAAGGTCTTTAAAGTTTATTTTATTTTCTTGGTTTAAAAGAAAGAAAGAAAGAAAGGTTAAGATTATGAAAACAAAAACAAAAACAAAAACAAAAACAAAAACAAAAACAAAAACAAAAACAAAAACAAAAACAAAAACAAAAACAAAAACAAAAACAAAAACAAAAACAAAAACAAAAAAAGAAATTCTTGCTATGACTGCTAAGGAAATAAGGAGGCATAGTAAAACACTAAGCGAGCAACTATTCACTTACTGTGATTGCTTGGATTGCTTTAATTGTTCTTATTGCTTTAATTGCTCTCATTGCTGTGATTGCTGTGATTGTTCTTATTGTTCTTACTGCTGTGATTGCTGTGACTGCTGTGATTGTTCTCATTGCTCTCGTTGCTGTGATTGCTCGGATTGTTCTCATTGCTGTGATTGCTCTCGCTGCCCTTACTGCTGTGATTGCTGTGACTGCTGTGATTGTTCTCATTGCTGTGATTGCTGTGATTGCTGTGACTGCTGTGATTGTTCTCATTGCTGTGATTGCTGTGATTGCTGTGACTGCTGTGATTGTTCTCATTGCTCGGATTGCTCGGAGTGTTCTCATTGCTTTAATTGTTCTTATTGCTTTAATTGCTCTCATTGCTGTGATTGCTCTTATATGATATGCAACGTGCAACTAACTAAAGAAGAGTATGAAGGCAAAATTAAAGAACTGAAAGGTCTTTAAAGTTTATTTTATTTTCTTGTTGATTTTTTTGTTAAAGTGTGTATAATATATGTATACACTTAATTAAGGCTTCATTATGTTTAAACTTTTAATTTTTTCTATGTTCTTAAGTATACCACAATACGGCTTCATTGCCCTCCTTCTGTGGTGCCTTAAGAGAATACATGAGGACGTATAATGTCTACTAGAACAAAGCTACACATACGAGCAAGAGCCTACTCTTCTAATCGCTCTTGTTACCAAATCAACACTATAATTACAATTCCTGTATCCACCGCCGCTGCACGCCTATCTTGGCGTCAGCAAGTAAACAACTACTTACAAAATCAAGGCTTCCTACGTTGGGAAGTCTATTCTATTACTTCACTTTAAGAAAGGCTACGACTATGGTTACAACTACTCAAACACAAGAGAAACCAAGAACAATCGGACAAGAATCAGTCGACAGGGCAATGCAAGAATTCGCTATGCGTAAAGTAGAAATCCCTACTCACGCACATAGCTACTTACATCAGATAAGCTTCTTAGAGAATAAGTATTACACCTTCTCTAATCAACCTACTGATGCAAGCATCTTCCAAGTGATAACCAAACCGTCTTCTATCTCTTGGCTTATTCAGAGGAAGATTGTAGTCTTCATTGTGCCTCACGACAAAGATTTACCTGTTACACGTTTGGGTACTGAAGCACTGAAGACACAAAACAAACTCTTACTTTAAACTCTTTAAGCTCTATCTGATGAGTCTATAAGGACGAAACCTATCTTGCCCTTCACAGGATAAGGTAGGTCATAGAGTAGGAAATTAACAAGTAAATAAGGTGTGTAGTACACGAGGCTTTTAACTGCCTTTATGTGTAGGGCTATGACTTACTAGTGCTACCATACAAGCATACAAGCCTCCCAAAAATAAATCTCAAATTTATTTTATTTTCTTGTGGCTTTTTGTAAAAAAGTAGTGTATAATCTATTTAGATAAATCAAATAGATTTAAGTTTTTAAGTTCTTTTTTAACTCTTTGAAAGGAGTAATGACAATGGCAACGAATCACATTCAAGTAGCAATCAGTGCAAGCAGACAGCCGAAATATGCAGCCCTCACCACGTTGGCCGCAAACCTTGGATGTCGCATCACCGACCTCGTATGGGCTGGTGTTGAAAACATCATCAAGAATCCTCCAAAGGATATCGCATCGTTGGGTATCACAGGTGCTGCACCTCGTAGTGGCAGTGCTCGTGGCTTCTGGATTCTCCACAAACTTGCTGAAAACGGTGCTTTGATTAGCTCTAGTGTCAGAGAAGTTGCTTCACGCGGAGAGGCAACTGGAAGTATGTTCCTTCGTTACAGTGCAGGTGACGCCAAAGGCAGAGTTCGTATTATGAACCAGGCAGTGAAGAGCGCTACCTACGATATGAACCTCGCAGGTAAAGTTGGTCAGAAGGTTGCACTCAGTGAACTTGCTGACAAAGAAGGCAAAGCCGTACCTAAGAAAGTTGCAGCTCCTGCAATAGGCGAAGGTACCAAAACAGAGACAGCAAAGAAGTAACAGTAGCATTCCGTAAGTAAGTAAAGCGGACCTTTGCAAGGAACTATCGCCTATTCGTAGGCACTATCGCTTCTAAAGCAAGGTCCGCTTTTTCTGGGGTCCTACGGTAGCACTCTCGGTGATACGTACCCGTTAGTGGCAGGTTCAACTCCTGCTGACTCCTATTGCTAGTAACTGGAGGTTCATCACCTCGATGACAGTGAACGCTTAGACTGAGTAGCTTAACGACAAAGCACCCTATGTGATTAGGGAGACTTAGGTTCAACTCCTAACTCAGTATTGTACTCATAGCAATGACTTCTTTGCTGGCCTAGACGGAATGCGGGAGGCAGATTGTAAGATCGTCGTTGGGGGTTATAGTCGTAGTGGTGCTCCTGGCCTTTGCCAACCTTCGGGTAATACGCTTAGGTTAGGAGCTACCTTTTTGCTGAAAGGATGTAGTATTATGGAAAACGAATTAACTTACTTCCGTATAGTATGTGAACAAGGACCTCATGCAGGTTCCTACTATACTATAATGGCGTACAACCGGGTCGAAGCAGGGGCCAAGGCAGAAGAGCTCTTCGGAGACGATTGGAGTAGACTGGCTTCTACTATTCCTTCGCCTGCTAAGTACAAACCGCTTATCAATCTAGAGAACTCTACTGCTATTGCTACTAAGACAGATAAACAATCTAACTTTAAACCTAAGACAAAGTGGGCACAGATATGGACTTGGGGGCATGTTGACCAAGCCTTAATAGCTTTATGTAATAAGCTACCCAATGGCTCTCATCTTTGGGGCATCCCTCGCGGTGGTACATTGATAGCCGTAATGATGTCGCACGCTGTTCCTACGTTGATCTATGAGAGCGTTTTGTACGCGGATAAGACAGACATAGTAGTCGACGACATCGTTGATACAGGTGAGAGTATGTCAGACTTCTGCAACTATGAAACTGCAACGCTCGTTGAGAGGTACAGTTCAAAGACACACACTGACTACGTTGGTGTTACTGTTGAGCACGACGATTACATTATCTTTCCTTGGGAGAGATAAACACTATAACTTTTTTTAGGAGTCTCTTATGACTGAAAAAGAAAAACAGACAGCACAGCACTACCATCTGTATGCCAGAGGTAACAAGACAGCCATAGATGGTGATAGAGGTCCATTCACTATCGTCTGGCAGGACAACATTAGTTACCTGCTCGAGTCTATTGGAGTGCTTGACTCGAATGGCTGTGGCTACAGGTACCAGGCTAAAAAACATTTCTATGAGCTTAGGGAAGTACCCACTCTTAAACCTACAGGTTTTCGGTGCGCTACATGCGGGCGTCCTTTTTTGTTTAGTGTAGGTAAGGAAGTTACTGTAACAAACCTTAAGCCTGGTACGGTCTGGGAGCATTACCTGAATGGGGGGCACGTAACGGTACTGCACATTGCTAATGCGGATAGTCGTCGTAAGGCACAGTACCCACCTACAGTAGTTTATAGTATGTTGGTGTCAGGTAAGGTATACTGTAGAGAGCTCGACAATTTCCTGGCTACTATGACCTTCGTTGGAGCCTCTCCTGGTAGCACAGCTTAATGCAGACTAAACAGCAGACACGGCGGCGTGTGTGAAACGCTACTAGCAAAAGGGAATACGGTAGAAATCCGTTAAAGCAGGTTAGAATCCTGCCCGTGCCTTTAAAGTAAACTGTAACCCTTTAAGGAGTATTGTATGCAACGAGTACATTTTTACACACCCTTATCCTATGATTTAGGTAAAGGAACTTATATTGGGTGAGATAGCTTTATACTTGCTATTGGTGTGGTCAACTACTCATCGCTTATTACCTATGAAAGTAACAGCCTATTGTCCGTGCGAGAAATGCTGCGGACAGTGGGCCAGCATTGGTCATGATGTACAAGGCCACCGCATAACTGCCTGCGGGCATGTTATCGCTACCAAGAATGTCTTTATAGCCGCACCTCGTATCTTTGCCTATCACACTAAGATGATAGTGCCTGGTTACAATAACTCTTTGCCAGTAGAGGTACTTGATAGGGGCGGAGCTATAAAAGGAAATAGAATTGATGTATACTTCCCTACGCACGAAGAAGCTTTGCAGTGGGGTGTACGTTATTTATGGGTAGATGTAATTATTCAATAAGGAAGCTTATGAACGTAAAAGAAGTAGACTTACATCATTTTTTAGCTAAGTGCGGTGGTACGGAGGCAGCTGCCGCTGTACGCGCTCAGTTGGACACGCCGCAAGAGCAACTCTTTACTCCGAAAAGTAAACAGACGCGTAAGAGCAGTGCGCCTGCGACTGCTACAAGAAGAGTGCAACCTAAACTTATAGTAGTAGAGAATACTGGACGCTATAAGTTCTTGCGACGTCTTTTGTACTTTGTAGGTGCTCTCTATTTGGTATCTGGTAATGGTATTGCAGGCGCCTTGCTTATACTTGCGGCGGCTTACCTATCAAAAAGTTAGCTTTAATTAGTACAAAAAAGGTAACAAAAAATAAAATTTTCCACTTGCTTTTTATTTATAATCCATTATAATAGGTTATAAGTTAAAATAATACCCTCCTGACGTGAAAGGATACACTATGCCCGCAACATTTGACACGCCACGCCCCCATCAATTGAGTGCTATTGCACAGATTGAAGAAGGTAAACGAGGTATCTTTCATCCTTATGGATTAGGTAAGTCTTGGTCATCTCTAATAGCCGCTGAAAGTATTATATCTTCAGGGGCTCCTTTTGTTATTATGTGTAAAAAGAGGCCGATGACTACCTGGAAAAAAGAGTTAGCAAAACGAATACCAGGGCCTTACAGGGTCTATGAGATAGTTGGTTCATCACCCTGGGAAGTAGTATACAAGGAAGCTGTCGTAGACAGCATAGATGAACCACACATTCAGCAGATAGTATTGCTAAGCTACTCTATCTTAGCCTCTAAACTAGTCTACCACATCCGCTATCTGAAGCAGCTGAACATTGAAGCTTTCATAGCAGATGAGAGTACTAAGTTAAAGAATCCTAAAGCAGGTATAACTAAGGCTGCGTTGAAGCTTTCAGCAGCCTTTCCTGATAGCTGTAAGCTCATTCTAACTGGCAACCCTAAACCTGAAGGCGAGTATGAGGTGTGGTCACAGTTCGAATTCACAGGGAAGAATCCATTCCAGAGAACTTACTACCACTTTCTTAACTCTTGGTTTGTGATGCCAGAGTTCGGCAGACCGGTGTTACGTCTGGGTAAAGAAGAAGACTTCAAAAGACATCTGGAACAGATAGGAGTTTGGATACACCCTACAGACTTGGTTAAACTTCGTTCGGAGCTAGGGCTACCACTTGACCAGTATATTAACGAAGAGCATACTATGCTACCTGCTCAACTTAGATTACTGGACCAGCTGTATGAGACATGGGCTCTACCTGATGCACAGAATATGGAGTTCGAAATGAACTACACGATGTCTCTACACCAGAAGGCACAGCAAATCTGTTCAGGGTTCTATCTGGACGACAGTAAAGACATTGTGAATATCTTTGATACAGCTCTAGAAATACCAAAGATAAAGACATTACGCGATGTACTCACTACTCTGCTTACTGAAGAACCAGAGCGTAAGATAGTTATCTGGCGTAAGTTTAAGGCAGAAGACGCTATCATCTATGAGGGCATAGCTGACATGTTCGGGATACCTCCTTTGATAGGTCCTTCAGAAGAGAACTTAACAGCTTTCTTAGAGGACGAGTACGTCAAAGTTATCATACTGCCTGTGGATATTAGCGAGAGCTTCAACGAGTTAGTGAGGGCAGACGTAGACTTCTTCTTCTCTAATGACTTTAGCCAGGAGAAAAGAACACAAGCAGAGGCTCGTATCAACCGTATGGGACAAGTTAAACCAATAGTAATGCATATTGACTTAGTGTCACAGGACGGCCGTGATTTAGAAATAGTAACAGCTCTGCAGAACAAAGACTTAACGCCTGCAAGGCTACATACAATAACAAATAAATACTTTAAACCCTTGAAAGATATAACGGAGAACACAAATGGCTAAGAATGAAACAGGAAAGATTCCAACACTAGCTACAGTAGACACTGTAAACAAAGACGCACAGAAACCAGTTGAGACGTGCGAGCCTGCACAAGCTGCTGCAGCACCTATTACAGGGCCTAAATATATTACCAAATGTATTTACTTTCCTGA